CACCGGATTGTCGTCTGTGAACGCCGCAGCGCCATTGATAAAAAAGGTCACAACTCCCATGACATCGATTTCATCTAAAGCATCACCTTCTATGCATTCACCGTCTTCGGTGATGAGCGAACCGCCCATAACGACCGCGAACTGTAGTTGTCCGAACGCATTTACCAGCACGCGTGTTCCGTTGGATGGCACAAGATCAGGCTGAAAAAGCGCATAACCGCCTGACGTTTCAACCAAGCAGGAGTAGCGGTTAACCCCACATAATTTTTCAAGCCTGAATCGCTGAGCTTTTGCCTCCATGGCCACCTCCCAAAACAACTGTATTTATATACAGTATCGTCAAATATGAGAGTCGATCAAGTTGGACAGTGATGCTAAACTTCAGACCTTTCCGAATTCACTGATTTCTATAATGTTAAAGTTATTCGCCAAGTACACATCAATAGGTGTTATCAACACGCTCATTCACTGGGTTGTGTTCGCTATTTGCATATATGCGTTTCACACAGGCCAGGCACTTGGTAACTTCGCCGGGTTCGTTGTGGCGGTGTCATTCAGCTTCTTTGCAAACGCCAGGTTCACGTTTAAGTCTTCGACAACCACGATGCGCTACATGCTGTATGTAGGGTTTATGGGATCCTTGAGCGCAGCTGTTGGTTGGGCTGCCGATAAGTCCGGCATGGTTCCGATCGTGACTCTCATTCTATTTTCCGCCATCAGTCTGGTGTGCGGTTTCATCTATTCAAAATTCATTGTCTTTAGGGATGCGAAATGAAAATTTCTCTGGTCGTTCCGGTATTTAATGAAGAGGAAGCAATTCCTATCTTCTATAAAACCGTTCGGGAATTTGAAGGGCTTCAGCAGCATGAAGTAGAGATAGTCTTCATCAATGACGGCAGTAAAGACGCGACAGAATCAATTATTAACGCGCTTGCTGTTGCCGATCCGTTGGTTGTTCCACTGTCATTCACAAGAAACTTCGGTAAAGAGCCTGCTCTGTTCGCCGGCCTTGACCACGCGACCGGTGAAGCAATTATCCCGATTGACGTAGACTTGCAGGACCCTATCGAAGTCATTCCCCACCTGATCGAAAAGTGGCAGGACGGTGCAGATATGGTGCTCGCTAAACGCACAGACCGATCCACCGATGGCCGCCTGAAACGCAAGACCGCAGAGTGGTTCTATAAGCTTCACAATAAAATCAGTAATCCGAAAATTGAGGAAAACGTTGGCGACTTCCGGCTCATGTCTCGTGAAGTTGTAGAAAATATTAAGCTGTTGCCTGAGCGTAATCTTTTCATGAAAGGTGTCTTGTCATGGGTTGGTGGGCGCACTGATGTAGTCGAGTATGCCCGAGCCGAGCGAGTTGCTGGCAGCACGAAATTCAATGGATGGAAACTATGGAACCTTGCCCTTGAGGGCATTACAAGCTTCTCTACATTCCCGTTGCGCATGTGGACTTACATCGGCTTGTTCGTGGCCGGTGCAGCTTTCCTCTATGGTGCGTGGATGATTTTCGACACGTTGGTGTTCGGTAATGCTGTACGTGGTTATCCATCTTTACTTGTGTCTATTCTTTTCCTTGGCGGCATTCAGTTGATCGGGATTGGTGTTCTCGGAGAATACATAGGAAGGATTTACGTAGAGGTTAAAAATAGACCGCGCTACGTCTTGACGGGAAAAAGAAATGATTAACAATAGACATATTGCAATGTTATTTGCCGGACTGAGTATATTTAGCTTAATAGCTGTTATTATTACATTTGTTGTGTGGAACAAGCCGGAAAAGTTATCTTTTGGCGTTGATGACATCGTTCTTAATGATGTCAAAGGTAATGTTGAGAAATGCAACATGAATGATTCTTTGCTTTATGCAAAAGGCTGGATATTCTCTACTAACAATTATAAAGGCGTGTACAAGGGAAACACATATGTCGCAATTAATGAAAATGGAACGCTTTACAAGGTAAAAACTGTTAGAGAGGACAGGCCTGACGTTACTACGTACTTTAAGGAAAAAAAGAAAAAGTATGACTTAAGCGGATATTCTGCTTCATCACGATTCGGATTGTTTGGCGTTGAACCATCGCGCGAAATTTTTATTATCACAGAGCACGAAGGTGTTATTAGAGGCATGAAATATGCTTGTAAATAATCGAAACAGCTTAAATTCAATATCGTTTTTGACGATAGCAATATGTTTGATTTATGTTTTTTCTTCTGTTGTTTTTAAGGATATCACTGATGATCACTTCTTTTCGACAGCGTTAAGCAAGTATTCGATTTTTGAAATACTTAAAATAAGATATGACACATGGAGTGGAAGAATTCTGATAGAAGCGTTCTTGATGAAAACCATCAACGTTCATCTATTCCCTCAAATTGCCATATCTCTTTCATGTATTTTACTTGCATTCTCTGTATCGAAACTGGCAAGCATTGATGGACGGGTGACAATACCGTTCATTGCATTGTCTATGCTCTTGTTTTTATCTGACTTCCACACTAACAGGCAAGCAACTCTGTGGATTACTGGAGCTTATAACTATATAATTCCAATTTCTATTGGACTGTATGCCGTGACAATTTATCTTGATATGGATCAGTCCATTTTTAAGAAGTTGTCTTCATGTGTACTGATTTTTCTTGCCAGCAATAATGAGCAATTCGCTGTTACCGCCATAATAGCAACGGCCGTTATCATGATTGTTAAATTCAAAGCAAAGGGGTTAACAGCTTATGATGCTGCGTTCACTGTATCTCTGCTCTGCGGTGGCGCAATTGTCTTGGCTGCGCCTGGTAACGTTGTGCGTCTCCATTCAGAAATAATCAACTGGATGCCGGACTTCGAAAACTATGGAGTTCTGTACAAGTTGTCAGTAGGTGTTGATAGAATTTCAAATCAAGTTAACTTCGAAGATAATTTTCTTTTCATTGCATGCTGCTTTGCTTCACTCTCATATCTGTTACTAAGGGAAGAACAAAGCATAGCGGTTAAATCCATGGCTCTGGTATTTACTTTAAAAATAGTCACCTTTCTACTATTGTTCTATCCATCAACACATATAAGTGAATTATTGCGTTCTGATAATTATATTAAGCCCTCATCTTGGGGGCATGCATCAGTATACTTAAATTACCTTATAAACCTTGTTTCGTTATCATCCATTTTAATTACATGTTTGATGGCTTCAAGCTCGAAAAAAGAAGCAACAAAAATAAGCGTTATCTTAGTTTGCGGAGTCCTTTCCGCGCTAATGATTGGTTTCTCTCCTACAGCTTACGCAAGTGGAACCAGAGTTATGTTCTTGTTCGATATAAGCATCGCTGTTGCTACAGTATTCATGATAAGGAATATCTTTAGCCGACCGCCAGCCATCGGTTGTGGCTCAAGACCCAATTCCCTATAGCGTTGATATACGTCGCTGTGACTCTTGTTGTTTTTATGACCGCGGTATTTGCTGCGGTCATATCAAGAGGGAGACCTGCAAATGTGACGTTAGTTAAATTGGCACCTCTAACAATTATATCAATGGTCATTCCGTTGTAAGTACTTCCAGAAACAGAGATGTTGTCATTATTAACAACATTGACATAAAAAATATTATTCCCTGACCGAAGGTTAATGCTTGCAGGGAGGACAACACTTGCTACTCGACCAGTTGCGCGGTTAACGATAGCACCGGTTACAACGCCGAGTGAAGATATACCTGTATCGCGGTGATAGTCTATGTAGCAATCTGTGTTGCTTGTATCTATATCGTAATATCCAGTTGAGCGAGATCCTCTTAACTGTGTATCTCTAATTACACAGCCAACTGTATTCCTTGCGCCGACGCAGGCCGCACCCAGCTCTGTAGAATGATGAGTGCCATCAACTACAGCACCTTTTGACCCGGACAAACGAACATCATTTATTTTGTTTCCTTCAAGATAAACGTTGTTCCCAATCATCGTACCGTACGCACCATTATCCAGGATTCCATAACGCTCACTGTTTTGAATGAACCCTGAACCGATCATGGTTGAGAACGTACTGAACGTTGTAGTTCCGTTGCCTTCGCTGCCATCTTTCGTGCTTCGAATCAGGATCCTGTAGTCAGGTAAAGCGCCTGATGGGTCTGCACTATACATGTTATAGTTGTCGAGAAGACAGGCATTTGCTCCATCTTCGTACACGCAGCAAAGTGAACCAGAACCACCATTTAGTATTTCGAGGCCATCATTTTTAAATCCATAACACAATGTGCTAACAAGTACGCCAGTGCAACTAGCACCCAATCCCATATCAATCCAGGAGTTAAAAATGCCACTATTGTTCCTGCATCTAACAAACTTAGCGCCAGTGACTCCTGTCTTGTTGTTAAATGACAGCCTGAACCCGAATATTTTCAGGTTTCTGACATAGCCTGTTAACGTTATTGATGGATCTGCATTCAACATTATTATGTTATTTGCATTGGCAACCAGCTTAGCCTTGGGGTGGAAGTATATTCTGGTATTCTCATAAAGGTTATAACCAGTATTAAGAACATAATCTGTAGTTAGTCCATCCTCAGTAACATCAAAATAAATATTACCTCCAGCCTGGAGCGCGGACTGTATATCTGCCTGAGACATTGTTGGGAGTAATCGCACACCCAAAAAAACCTTTTTCTTTGGTGCATAATCTTCCCATACACTGCCCCCACCCCATGAGCTACCTATATGTTTGTCGCCACCAGGCGCTGCTAACATAGCTCGTAGAGTAGAGTCACCTACGCTCAACCATGCCCCCACGCCAGTTCCGCCAGACGTAGACGGAGTTGAACCAGACGGGACAGTCTTAGGTAAAACACCGTCCCAACGGTAGTATGCACCATCTGTAGTATCTTTAAGAATTTGGTTAGGCAAAGTTAACGTAGCGCCATCCTGGAAGGTTCCTACAGGTATCCATCCATACTGGGCAATAGCCTGTTGCGCCAGCCAACGCAGGCCTTCTATGGTGTAATGAGCATTGCCAAAGCGATCGATGTATTGCAGCGTTAAAGACGTAACGAATTCGTCAATTTTCCCCGCGTTATACTTCAGGTCGCGATAAGATTCGCTTGGTACAGGCAAATTGGTAGGTTGCGTAGCCATATTGATTCCATAAAAAAACCCGGCACGGTGGCCGGGTTCGGTTGGTCGGGGACGGTTCTTATTGATAGATGGCGTCGCTGTATTCAGCGACGGTCAGAGATACCGTTTTATCTGTGTTAGGTTTGATGCTGTTGACCGTCCATAGCTGACTGTCCAGTTCCTCAACGGTCGCGATGAGGTAGCGGGACGGGAGCTGCACAGTGTCTCCGTTCCAGATATTGAGCTGAATGTTGGGGATAGCCGCGGTGAATCCGTACTTCGTGTCGCCACGCGCAGCCGCTGGATAGCGCAGTGTCGGGTTACCCAGGCTGTCTGTCACCAGCACATACATCGAACCGGTAAACGTGATCGGCTCGCTGGTATCAAAGTTATTACCGGCGCGCCCGGTGATGTAACCCTGTTGCTGGTTGCTGTCGTAGATGTCGGGCATCTGAATGACGCTACCGACCTGGATAATGCCGTCCTCAAACACTTTGGCGTTCATCTTCACCCGAGAGTAAATCAGGCGCTTGGTTTCTCGCAGAGCTCGTTCTCGGGCCTGGTACTCGTTACGGAAGCCGACTATCTCCAGCTTGTTCGGGTTTTCCGCTTCCTGCTCGACTATGGCGCCGTTCAGAACGCGGTAGTTGATGTACGTCTTATTGTTCGTGGTAGGGTGGACGTAGGACACCTGTACGCCGTCGTAGCCGCCTGGAAGCGTGGCCTCGTATGTCATTTTGTACTCGTCAGTTTTCATGTTCGCCCGGTTGAATACGGCCGCCGGGTAATCAACCTTCTGGTCTCGAGTAAACGTCAGCACGCCGTCAT